AGTAGTGTACTACCAAGTATAGATAACGTCTGAATTTTAAAGTGAATATCAAAGTGAAAAGATGATTTTCATGCTAATCCTATTTGCAGTGGCTGCTGCAAGCCCTGTTTATCAGAGGTGCTTCCAAGATGGTGCTATAGTGAAGCAAAATCCATCAAAGGAAGCAGTGACGGAAGTGTGCCTTAAAGATGATGTAAGCATGATAAAAACTGAGGCCAGATATACTAAGAACAGTACTGGAGTATTCTCAAACAATGTAGCAATAAGGAAGTGGCTAGTCTCTGATTGGCATGATTGCAGACCCAGAAAAGTCGTTGGGGGTCATATAAATGTCATAGAAGTTGGGGATGACTTAACACTCCATACTGAGTCATACGTTTGCAGTGCCGATTGCACTATAGGTGTTGACAAAGAAACAGCCCAAGTCAGGCTACAGACTGATACAACAAATCATTTCGAGATTGCAGGAACCACAGTAAAATCTGGATGGTTCAAGAGCACAACATATATTAGTCTGGATCAGACCTGCGAACATTTGAAGGTTTCTTGCGGTCCAAAGTCCATACAATTCCACGCCTGCTTCAACCAACACATGTCATGTGTCAGATTCTTACATAGAACTATTCTGCCAGGTTCTATTGCGAACTCAATATGCCAAAATGTTGAAATAATAATATTAGTAACACTAGCCTTGCTGATTTTTATTTTACTTAGTATCATAAGTAAAACATATATATGCTATCTATTGATGCCTATATTCATCCCAATTGCTTATATATATGGTCTAATTTATAACAAATCATGTAAAAAATGCAAGCTATGTGGTTTAGTCTATCACCCATTTACTGAGTGTGGTACTCACTGCGTCTGTGGTGCAAGATATGACACGTCAGATAGGATGAAACTCCATCGAGCATCAGGTCTCTGCCCTGGATATAAAAGTCTTAGAGCTGCTAGAGTTATGTGCAAATCGAAAGGGCCAGCCTCCATACTGTCAATAATCACTGCAGTTCTAATACTAACTTTTGTCACACCTATAAACGCAATGATGGTTGGAGAGAGCAAGGAAACCTTTGAACTTGAGGAGCTCCCTGATGACATGCTAGAAATGGCTAACAATCTAAACACTTATTATATGCTCTGTGTGGCAAATTATGCAGTCACATGGAGCTTGCTAATAGTTGCCTTAATAATAGGTTTATTATTCAAGAAATACCAACATCGATTCTTAGATATTTATGCCATGTACTGTGAAGAGTGCGATATGTATCATGATAGGTCTGGTATTAAATGGAACGGTGATTTCACGAATAAGTGTGGCCATTGCACATGCGGGCAGTACGAAGATGCATCCGGGCTCTTAGTGCACCGGAAAACATATAATTGCCTAATACAGTACAAATCTAAATGGATTATGAACTTTTTGGTAACTTATGTAATCTTGGTATTGCTTAAAGATTCTGTAGTTATTGTTCAGGCAAAAGGGGTGGATTTCAGTGAATGTATTGAAGCAGAAAAAGTAAGGTGGAACTGTACAGGCCCTTTTGTTAATCTAGGAAACTGTGAGAAAAAACAAAAGAAAGAACCATACTCTAATATTGCTGCTCAATTAAAGGGCTTGGGTGCTATCTCTATACTGGATGTTCCTATAATTGCAAGTATTCCTGAGGATATTGCCGGAGCATTAAGATACATAGAAGACCAGAGATCATACCACTCTCAGTTGACTGTTGAGTATGCTATGTTGACCAGATACTGTGATTATTACACTCAGTTCAGTGACAATTCTGGTTATAGTCAGACAACCTGGAGGGTTTACCTTAGATCACACGATTTTGAGGCATGCGTTTTGTATCCAAACCAGCACTTCTGCAGATGTGTAAAGCATGGGGACAAATGTAGTAGTTCAAATTGGGACTTTGCCTCTGAAATGAAGAATTACTACTCTGGTAAGCAAAGCAAGTTTGATAAGGATTTGAATTTAGCCCTCACATCTCTACACCATGCTTTCAGAGGGACCTCTTCATCTTACATAGCAGGGTTGCTATCTAGTAAAGCAAATGATGAGTTAGTGCAGTACACATCTAAAATTAGGGAGAAGTTCCCCGGGAATGCACTACTAAAGGCAGTAATTGACTATATTGCATATATGAAGGGGCTTACCGAAATGAGTAACTTCAAAAAGGATGAGTTCTGGGATGAGTTAGTATATGTGCCTGACCCTACTAAGCCTCCCAAGCTATCAAGAAGCAGTGGAACAGTATATGATTTCAAATCAGCTACATCCAACTTGGGTGAAAAGAACTGTAAGGATGTAAAGGGTGTTGTATGCTTGTCGCCTAGATCTGGTGTGACATATGACTCAATAATAGCTTGTGGTGAAGGATCCAGTCCAAATATCTATAGAATACCCAAAACAGGAGTGTACCAATCCAATTCAGAACCATCTAATTACTGTGTGTCGGATAGCCACTGCCTTGAAGATTTTGAAGTGATAAACCAAGAGGAGCTAGATGCTATAAAAAAGTCTAGATGCTGGGAAGTTGATTACCTATATGCTAACCCTTCTAAACAAAGTGATGGCATAAGAAGCTGCCGTATGAGAGATGCTGGGCACTGCAATGTCACCACAAATAGATGGCCAATAATACAATGTGATGACAATAAATACTACTATTCTGAATTGCAGAGAGACTATGACAAAGAGCAAGATATAGGTCACTTTTGCCTTAGCCCTAGGTGTACCACTGTCAGATTCCCTATCCATCCAAAACATGTAAGCAACTGCGATTGGCAAGTGAGCCACTCCACAGTAGATAAAGTGGATGTACATAACCTGGAGGATATTGAGCAATACAGAAAAGCCATAACACAAAAGCTCCAAAATAGCTTATCGATATTTAAGTATGCTAGAACCAAGAATCTCCCACATATAAAACCTATATATAAATATATAACAATTGAAGGTACAGAAACTGCAGAAGGAATTGAAAGTGCTTATATAGAATCAGAAATACCAGCATTAGCAGGGACCTCTATTGGATTTAAAATAAATACCAAAGAGGGGAAGCATTTACTAGATGTTATAGCTTATGTTAAGCAAGCTTCTTACTCGTCATTATACAATAAAATGTACGTGACCGGGCCTACAGTAGGCATAAATACAAAACATGATGAGTTATGCACTGGCCCTTGCCCTGTTAATGTCCCACACTCAGACGGATGGCTGACATTCGCTAGAGAAAGAACTAGTTCTTGGGGTTGTGAGGAATTCGGGTGTTTAGCAATCAGTGATGGATGCGTTTTTGGGTCTTGCCAGGATCTAATAAAGGAAGAACTGGCAGTGTATAGGAAAGAGACAGAAGAAGCAACCAATGTTGAATTATGCTTGACTTTTTCAGATAAGACCTACTGTACAGAATTAAATCCTATAACACCTATAATAACAAATCTGTTTGAAGTACAATTCAAAACTGTAGAAACTTACAGCCTGCCTAGGGTTGTAGCAGTCCAAAACCACGAGATTAGAATAGGACAGATCAATGACTTAGGCATTTATTCTAAGGGCTGTGGAAATGTCCAAAAAGTCAACAACACCATATATGGTAATGGAGTTCCAAAATTCGATTACCTTTGTCATCTAGCAAGTAGAAAGGAGGTAATTGTTAGAAAATGTTTTGACAATGATTTTCAGGCATGCAAATTTTTGCAAAGTCCACCAAGCTATAGGCTTGAGGAAGATGACGGATCAATCACAGTGATAGATTATAAGAAAATCCTCGGCACAATAAAAATGAAAGCTATACTAGGAGATGTAAAATATAAGACATTTGCAGAGAATATCGATATAACTGCTGAAGGAGTTTGTACAGGATGTGTCAATTGTTTTGAAAATATACACTGTGAGCTTACAATACACACAACTATAGAGGCCAGTTGCCCAGTTACTAGTCCTTGCACTTTATTTCATGATCGGATATTGATCACTCCAGATGAACACAAGTATGCTATGAAAGTAATTTGCACAGAGAAGCAAACAGGAACATTACCGTTCAAAATCTGTAACTCAAAAGTCGATGCCACTTTAACTTTAGTAGAAGCCAAACCTATTCTAGAACTGGCCTCTGTTGATCAAACTGCATATATAAGAGAAAAAGATGAAAGGTGTAAAACATGGATGTGCAGAGTAAGGGATGAAGGGATTCAGGTTATATTAGAGCCATTTAAAAATCTCTTTGGTTCTTATATTGGTATATTTTATACTTCAATCCTCATTGTTATTACAATATTTATAATTATTTATGTAATCCTGCCCATATGTTTTAAATTGAAAGACACTTTACAAAAGCATGAAGATGCATACAAGAGAGAAATGAAAATAAGATAATAAGCAAAAGGGTTTTTAGTTAATAAGAGGGATATATATTTAGTTTAGCTGTAAAGGGGAGGGGAATGCCAACAGCAGGAATTTATTTGAAGAACATTATTTTATACTTGGTAGCACACTACC